TGCGGCTGCAATGCCAAGACTACCTCCATACACCTTTAAGCATTCCAAAGCTCGGTTCAGTAGCTCACGGAGCCTTGCGACCTCGTTGGTTTTCTCGGCGAGTTCGCGTTCAAACTCTCGGCAAAGGGTTACGAGATCCTTTCTGTCTCCATCACTTGGCTTTTTAAGTTCTTCAAGTAGGTCGTTGGTAATTGGTGTGTCGGCAAAATAGTCTGATGCGACCTCGTTGTCGGTGGTCTGAAAGTTCACACGTTTAAAAAATTATATCCTCGTCGGACATGGTGTTGGGAACGGACGGGGAGGGGACGGCGTCGGACCCGGACTTCGGTTTCAGATTGGTCCAATTCCCAAGCACGGGGAGTTTTAAACCGATCTCCCACTCTTCACGGGTCGTGCTCTGGGTGCAGAAGCCGTCGTTGCCAAAATCGTCCTTGCGTTCGATGAGGATGAGGTCGAGGAATTTGGCGGTGCTTCCGTCACGGCGCGTGGTCGTGCGGATGCGTGCCCTGTCAATTTTCATGAGGTCGATGCTTAGTTTTTTCATGATAATCGGGTGGGTTCGGGGTGTGGTGTAATGACAAAAAAACGTTTACGAAAAGGGACGGTATTCGATTTTCCGGCAGGCCATGTAGCCGAGCTCGAAGGCATGCCGGAACCGTTCCATCTGATCGGTCACTATGGATCCGTCTGCCGCCAAAAAACGGATTCCTTCTGTTTTCCAATACCGTTTCCAGATCGGGTCCTCGGCATAAATGCCAGGACGTTCGAGGATGTCGAATTCCAGGCCGAGGGTTTCTTTGTCGTTGAGGATGGCATCGCGGCGGAGCTTGGCCTCGACCTGTTCCGGGGTGGGTCGTTGGTTCTTCATGGCCTTAAAAGAAATTTGATTTCTTCCAAACGTTTCAACCACTCCATGTACTCGTCGATGTATTCGGGGGCGGGATTGTCCCGCTTCCATCGGCGGAGGATGGATTTCCTCCACTTTTCCATTTGCAATTGTTCCTCGGTGATCAGCGCGGATTTCATGGTTCAAATTCCTCAATCTGGCTAACGCACCTGGCGTACCCGGCGATGTCGACGAGGTTGTCCCTCTTAGGTGTCCTGGATTGGCGGGCGACTTTAAGGAGAATCATCATCATGGCCACATCGGCAGCGCTTAGGCTGCCGCCGATGCCAATGGCCCGGAGGTGGGCATTCCAGTACCCGGCGATGCGATCGTGGCCGGGCTTGGCGTGGTCGTAGTCCCGTCTCCGGTCCCCGGAGGTCACGGCGATGGCCTCGCGAAGGATGGAAGCCGTTCCGGGATCCGGGGACTCGGGCAGGGGCGGGGCGGAAGCGCGCTTTCGATTAGGCGGCCTCAAGGTTTTCTTCGGGTTCGTGTTTGGTTTCATGCTCGTTTATGGTTTCCTGATTTTGCTCCCCGACGGCGCATCGGCGTGACGGGCGCGTGTGCGCATGGCTGTGGGACCAGTTCATATCCTTGCTGGTGAGGACGCGACGGGTGGATGGAAGGAGGCCGATGGCACGGCGGATGATGTCAGCATTCCAAACCGTGCGCGTGGTGCTGACCCGGTCGCAAAGGATGTCGAAATTCGCACCGGCCAGAAAATCGATCAGGCTTCGGACCTGGTACCGGTCATTGTAGTAATCGTATCCGCTGCCTCCGGACTTGCGCCTGGTATGGAGAAAGTACCCGGACTCGGTCTCCAAACCCCTGACAGCACCCAATTCCCGAAGGATGACATAATCCTCGACGGATTGTTCGATCACGGCGATGGCCAACTTGGCCCAGGGGCGCTCGATGGGGATCATAATGCCGGAAGAAGGATGGTCAGATCCAAAAACCGTTCCTCCAATTCCAATGCCGAACTGGTCAGGAGGATGCGGATCATGGAAATCTGAAAGGCAAGGTCGTCGCGCTCTTGCTTATAGCGGTTGACCAAATCGAGGAGTCCGTTGACTTGCGTTTCGGTGTAGGCGGGCAACTTTTTCATGCGGGGCGGTTGTTTCTGGGATCGATTTTGACAAAGTTTTCGTGATCGCTTTCCCAAGCATCGAGGACACGATCCTCGGTAAGTCCGAATGCAAGAAAGGTTCTGGCGTACATGCCTCCGTTCTCGACGATGAGGCGTGCGGACCGGATCGGGATCCGCACATTCTGCGGGGATGGTTCGGGCGGGATGAGGGATCTCTCCTCACCCAAAAGGATCCTGACGGGGCGAAATTTTCGATTTTCGGCGTCCATAAGCGTTAGGTTTCAGGCTGCCTTCTTTTTGTAACCTGCCTGCCGGTGTTCCTCGTTGTTGCTGTACTTGCGGTCGGTGCAATCCCGAAACCGTGTTTTCTCGCCGTCAAACATGAGGTCGATCGGGCCAACTGGTCCGTTTCGCTGCTTGGCAACAAACAATCGTGAGGGTTCGCTTGCGTCCTCCTTGTTGCGGTGGAGGAGGAGGACGATGTCGGCGTCCTGCTCGATGGATCCGCTCTCCCTGAGGTCGCTGAGCTTGGGCTCGCCGCGGCGCTCGGCATCGCGGTTCAACTGGGCGAGGCTGATGATGGGGATGTCGAGTTCCTTGGCCAGGGTCTTGAGACCGCCGGTGATGTCGGCGATCTCCAGGGCGCGGTTGGCCTCGCCCCTCTTGCTCGGGCAACGCATGAGCTGCAGGTAGTCGATGACGATGAGTCCGATCCCGTGCTGCATGCGAAGCCGACGCGCACGGGCCCGCAACGCGTAAAGGCTCAAAGACGGAGTCTCGTCGATCCAGACATTCTGCTGGCCGACCCTGTCCACGGCCTGGGTGATGCGGGGAAAATCGAGCCTGCTCAAAAAGCCGTCCCGGACACGCTGCAGACTGACATCGGCCTCGGCGCAGATCATTCGTTGGGCCATCTCCATCCCGCTCATCTCGAGGCTGAAAAGGGCGCAGCCATGACCCTGTCCGGAGGCGTGCTGGAGGATGTTCATGGCCAGGGCGCTTTTTCCCATCGAGGGCCTGGCAGCAAGGACGATGAGCTGTCCTCCCTTCAACCCGTTCAGCATCCTGTCGAGGTCGACAAAACCGGTCGGGACTCCGAGGACTCCGGTCCCGCGCGATTTGTAAGCCTGCTCGAATTGGTTGACGGCGGCGTCGACGAAGACCTTGGCCGGTTTCAGGAGCTCGTCCTGTTTCTGGAACGCGCTTCGGAGCCCGTAGAAGGCCTGCTCCACGTCGTCGAGCATCTGGTCGGGATTTCCGTCGTCGGCATGGGATCCGGCCGCGGCCATGAGGTCGTGGCAGGTCTGCCAGATGCGGAGGAGGAGGGCCTTTCTGCGAACCTCGTCGACGTGCTCAGGCAATATGGCCAGGGTGGGGGATGCGATCGCGCACTCGGCCACAAGGGCCGGGCCCCCGACCTCCTCGAGGAGTCCCTTGTCGATCAGGTGCTGGGTGACGGATGCCAAATCGCAGGCGCGGCGCTGACGGAACAAATCGACCAGGCTCTCGCAAAGGGTGCGGTGCCCGGGGCCGCGGAAGGCCTCGGGACCGAGATTTCTCTCGATGATGAAGGGGATCGCGTTGGCGGGGTCCTGCATCATGCAGGAAAGGACGATACGCTCGCTCTCGGGCGAGGCATTTGGGATCCGGTCAAGGGTGCTCATCAGGACGCCTCCCGTGATGTTTCCCTGATGGCGCGGGCCAATTCCTCGCGCTCATGCGCGGCCAGCCTCAGATCGGCCTGAACGCTGTGGGGAAGGAGGTGAAAGGCGCTCGGGAAATTGGCCGAGGCAAGGCCGTCGGGGTAGTTTTCAGGGTACTCGTCGACCAAAAGCTCGCGCCAGTTCTCGGGTGCTGCAGCCGGGGCCTTTTCTTTTTTTGCTGCGTACTTCAGGCCATCCTCCCAGCATGCTCCGCGAAGCCAGGTCGCGGGATTTTTCCACTCCGGGTAGAAGTCGCCCTTGGCATGGGCTGCAGCCCGATCGACCTCCTGCAGCCGGATGGCCTCGATCAGGGTGGTGACCGGAGGCCTTCCTTTGATCCGGCACCAACTCCTCCATGCCGCGCCTTTTCCTTTTTTTTCGGGAAAAGATTCCCAAAAGGATAGGAAGTCATGTGAGTAATCGGTGTGGGTTGCTGGATCGGGCAATTCGTCCTCGCCGGGGAGCGATTCGTCCCCTCCGGGGACCACAGGGGAGGTATTTGATTCCTGATTACTGATTAATGATAGGGTTAGACTCGTTTTCCTATGGTAAGCGGTTGGGTTTCCTTTGGGTTTCCGTTTGGTTGCTGATGGGCGGCCACCTCTTTTGCCGTTCTCGGCATTCCGTGCGCAAACGGCATGGTATTCGGCAATCTCGGAATCGGCTTTGCCATTGATCCACCCCTTTTCGGTCTCGATGAAGAAATCGCGAAGGACGGAAAGAAGGACTTCGCCGTGGACTTGGATACGTCTAGCAACCCAGTCGGTTTCGAGGGGTATCGGGCCTTCCTCGGTGTAATATAAGTCGAGCAATCTCCGGAAGCAAAGGTCTTCCTCATTACTAAGGTGTCGGGTCTGCACGGAATAGTCGTTGATGTGGAATTTGTAGAAATGCATCGCTCAGACCTTTCCCTTGAAACGTGGCCTGGCTGTGGTGATCCAAACCCCGCTCTGGCTGGGCTCGGCATCGGTGATGACCATGCCGCGGCACCATTCGGATCGGTCCCGGACACGGACAAAAATGTCGGAACTTTCCCCAGGGCGGCGGGCAAGGATGACGCTGCTGTTTTCCAACCGGACATGGATCTCGGTTTTTTTGGGGCGTCGGGCCAAGATCAGGGAGGGATTGGGAAGATTGGTTCCGAAGACGATCATGGTCTTCCAGCTATTCAGGGCTGCGGTCAGTCGCTCCATCCCAAACGGCGTGATCGAAATGCTGAAATCGTCGCGGCGGAAATGCTTTCCGTTTTCTAGGAGACCAGCTCGAAGGTAAACGAGGTCCTCAAGAGGGATCTTCAGCCGGTCGGCGGCCTCAACCTCGCTCAAAAGTTCCATCGGCTCGGGTTCAATGGCCTGGACTGGCGCGGGGCCTTCTTTTTTTTCCGTGGAAGGGCTTTCCTCGGTCTTGGCCTTCAAAACGGGCTCAGAAGGGCCGTCAGAAGGCAAAATCGACGTAATTCTGTCGATTTCGGGATTTGATGGCACTGATTCGCCCGCAATGGGCTCGGTCTTTTTTGCCGCGGTGTCGCGGTTTTCTTTTTTTAGAAACATGGTGTGGTCGTGAAAGAGGTGGTGCCGGTCTTTCCCGGCTGTCAGTCGGCTTTTTTTCACGATAGGGCGACCACTATCGGATCGGATCAGCTGACGGCCTCTGCGGGATCAGCCAAAGGGGTTGCCGTGGCCTCTGTGGCCACAGCAGTCAAAGAGGGCTCTGTTTCTGTAGATGCCTTTGCCGGGGCCTCGACAGGACTTGGATTAGCCTCTGCCGGGATCGGCGTGGCCGCACCTTCAAAGCGCTCAATGATGTTCCGAAGATGTGCCAGGGCAATCTCCAGTTCGTGCTTGGTGTTGGCGAGGAACGTTTTGGCGTTCTCAATGGCGTTTTCTAATGTCATAGGTTGGTTTTTTTTGTTTTAGCGGCCCTCTTTTTTTTCTCCGAAGGGGGGGCCGACCCATTCTGAGAAAGCGGCATTGCGATAAAATTCTCTGAGGCCTGATCAGTCGCCGATTTCGAGAGAGAACCGACTTTCGACCCCCTCCCCCCCTCCTTTGGCTGACCGGCGGCGGGTGCGGTTTCCAAGGATCCGGCAGCCAGGACAACCAAGGAGGGTGACCCTCCTGAAGGTGCCGAATCCGTAGCAGAAAGCGTAGCAGACAAACCATCAACAGAGTAAAAACCATCACAATCATCTGATAAAGGATCAGTTGATGCAGTTTGTATGTTAATTTCAGCCGGTTCGATTTCACATACAACCGACACCGCTGGGCCCGGATCGGCGGCCGCTATTGGATCAAGATTCTCCGACCCCAAACTGATTTCAGAACCGTCATCGACAAGTTCCGCATCGATGACCGGCAATTCATCCAGGATCCGCTCCAAACCAGCAGCAACCTGAGCCTGTTCTATCTTTTCGACGCGGGCCGTCACGCCGCCGGTTAGCACCTGACCCTTGTCGATCAGAATACCGACGGCCATGGTCAATTCACCGGCCTTGATGTCACCGGAGGAAATTCTTTCCTCAAGAAGTTCGACGCCCATCGCCGCCACCTTTAACGCCCTGGCACCAAGCTCCTTTCTATGCGTGTCAATAGTCGCGCCTTCCCGAAGTTGAACGGCCTCGATCGTCCGATGGTGCAAACCGGTCAACCGTTTGATCTCTCGAATGCCAGTACCTTGGCCAAGAAGCTGAACCGTGATCCGATACAGATCGGGACGTTGAGACAGCAAGCGCTCACCAGTAGAAACCCCCGTAAAAGCCGGAGCACCGACCTTCTCGATCGCCAACTCACCTTCCGGAAATAATAAAGAATTGGTATCCATCACTTTCCGGATCGATAAATTCCCACCAAAAAAAAGAAAGCGGCCGCATACAGGCCCAACTGCAGGATCGAATGATTCATGCCAATCGAGAATTAATAAACCTCTCAATTGCCGAATTTCGGACACGCTTATCCTTTACCGATAAGACCAATACTTGGCCGAACTCACCTCGCTTAATATAGTTCGCCACCGTGTTCAAGTGAATCGACAATCGATCAGCCACCTCACGGGTCGTGACCCAACGATCTACACTCGAGGCAACGTCGGATTTCATGGCCGAGTCAAAATCGATCCGTATTTTCCGATTGCAGGCATAGATTTCCTGCAAATCACCCTTTGCAAATTAAAAAAAAGAGCCCTGATCATGGCAGCAGTTTCGGGGTTGGAAATTTCCTCATCATCCAGCGATGGCACTCTTGCCAAATCGCCCGAACCTCCATCGGATCCTCGCAAAAGACCTGCATCTTCCCGTCCAGCTTCACCTCATAAAAAAAAGCCGAAGTTGTAGCGTTTAGAACTTTCAGAAACGGCCCTGGATAGACCTTTCTCAAAACCAACCGATGACGCCCCTTGCGGATTTCCATTTCCATGATTTCAGCACTCATCTGAGAACCAAACGGTAATTTCCAGACCTCCTCGCAGGTAAACGCCTTTCGAGCCAATTGGCCCGATACCGGACAGCCGCATTGAAAATCATCCGCGCCATCTCGGCCACCTCGACACGACCCAAAAAAAGAGCCGCCAAAAAAACAAGGGATAGCATCGTGATCATGCCGCCTCCTTCACGTCTTGAACGGCCTCGACCAGTTCCAGCTTCGACTCCTGAGCGAGCCGTTGAGTCAGGATCTGACGGATGATCGTCGACCGTGATGTGCATTGGTGTTTCGCCTGCTCGTCAAGCCACAGAACAAGGTCCTGAGGCACTCCGGCGGCCGCAATGGTGGTTGTGTTTGCCATAAAGGATTCGCTTATGAGCAAGTCTTGTAAAGAATTGTAAAGGCTATCGCAAGAAAAATCTTGTAAAGAATTTCAAAGGCTTGAAGAAAACCTTTTAAAGACCTTGAAAGATGGGATAATCAAAACATGACCAAAACAGGGAAGCCCGGCAAAGACAGCCAGCACATTGGATTAACCGTTGAAAAAGACTTGGTTCAAAAAATTGATGAATTGGCCCGACGTGATTGCATCAGCCGATCGACGTGGATTCGCGAAGCAATGATTGCAGCTTGGCGCGAATCTCGAGAATTCAAACGCACCCCATTACATGGCTACATAGCGCACCCCATTACCGAACACCTCCCTGCACCCATTCAAAGCACGGCCGAGCCCGACAAACGCCAGAACACGGCCTAATTCCCCGTTATACCTACAGTCGCGACCTGATAGATCGAAAATTGATCCACCTCAAGATCTCATGAACAAATACACGCAAATCAGCATATGCATTTTGCTTGCAGCTATTGCGCTTGGCTTTTGGAACCTTCCTGGACGATACCAGATTTGCAGCGTCGAGTATTCATCACCTTGGAAAACGAACAAATCAATTTCAGTTCTCTTGAACACCACAACCGGACAAATCAGCAAACTCACGCAGGTGGACGATCACCTATTTTGGTGGGATCCGGAACCAACCAAATCCACATGGGAATCTTGGTGTTCGGCGACATCCAAAAAATGCTCAACAAATTTTCAGAAATGAAACATTGCTTCGTTTTGATCTTTGCCAGCATGGGCATTGTTTCCGGCCAAATCGTCAACGGTCCAAACGGCTGCTACAGCGTCGAACAACTTCCTGGCCACGGCGGCACCGCCATCACCGGTCCCAATGGCACCACCTTTATCACCCCGTGTTACGGAGGAACCGTTGTCACCGGATCCGGCAACATTCAGGGCGCATTGAATGCCGCAACCCTTGTTCGAGCAGCAACACCGCCAACACAATCCGCTCCGATCATTCCCCAGACACCGCAAACCCCGATTTGCATTTCGGTTCCCGCGCCGATCGTTGTGAATTCCGGATCACACGAAGAAAAGCCATTACCAAAGCCCAAAAATCGCGAAGCATGGATTGCTTGGTGCAAAGCAAACCACATTCCCAACAAGAGTTTGCCAGTCAAAGAATACAACACATTGGTACGAGCTTTTGAAATTATTCAAAAAAACGTAGCAAAAAACGTAACACCGATCCCGTAAAAGAGGGCACCATCGGATTACGAATGAGATGCTCTACCGACTGAGCTAAAGCGGCGTTACTCTGAAGATTGAACGGATCAGATGATTGCACTCTGATAAAAGCATCATTGCTACATCACGCAACCCCACAAAACCCAACAAGAAACCACTTGCCGGAGGCGTAGCAGTGGATGTAGCATTTCCTGAGAGTCGAACCAGACCCCAGACTGCTACAACCCACAGAACCACACCGATCCCATGAGCACCGCCACAAGCACTGATGCAACCTTCAATCATCGGGGCGAAACCTACACCCTCTGGCAGCGCGGAGGCAAGTTCTATCTCCGTTTCAGCCGCAACGGAAAGGCACTTTGGAAAAGCCTCCGCACCTCGGCCAAGGCCGCGGCAATCGAGCGTGCCAAGAAGGAGCTCGACACCCTGGAGAAGAACGATTGGAAGCCAGCAGCCAAGGCCGAGTCCCCGAAGCGTTTGGCCACCCTGGGCGAGATCCTCGACATCTTCCGCAAAAGCGGAGCGCAAACCTTACTCAGCCCCCGATCGATCCGCCAATATGCCGGAAGCCTTGAGGAGTTGGTGGCCACCGCGACCCGGAAGGAATTCAACCGGGAGACCTCGAGCTCCATCCTGACCGAGGAATTGATCAGAAAGTACATGGCAGCCTGCCGCCAGATCGATCCCGAGACAGGATCACCCCGTCGGCCAGACCACAGCATCCAGAGCAGTATCACCCAGGCACGCTGCGTCCTTCAGGAGAGCTTTGCCGACATCTACCGCGAGCTGATGATGCCAGACCTGACTGGATTCCGGGCCAAGAAACGGTTCAAGAGGAAGGTCAACGATGGATTTCTCCCTTTTGACCGGCAGACCGTCATCGACATGGAGGCGGCCTCCGAGCGACTTTGGGAGAACAGGGACGCGGTTTGGATTCCCTACGTCATGATGAGCCAGCTCGGACTCCGCAACGGGGAGGTTGCCAAGGCCACATGGGATCAATTCATTGAGCGACCGATCTTCGATTTGCAAGGTGCGGCCAAGGTTCAGCGATTCTTCCGAGTCCGCGCAGATTACGCCGAGGCAGTCGGTCGTGAGCTTCCTGTGTCTGATTCCCTTTGGGAAAAGCTGAGGGCCTACAAGGATGAGGCACAGACCGAGTTCGTCTGCCCCGGAAAGAACAAAAGCGAGCGGGCCATCACCTGCCTGCGATCGATCAATCGATTCGCCGAGCGCTTTATCCGAGATCGGGAAAAGATCAGTTACGAGCTCCGCAAATGGGCAGGATCGATCGTGGCCACACGGTATGGCATCTATGAGGCCCAGAAGTTCTTGGGACATCGCTCGGTCACCACGACCGAGACCTACTACGCCTCCTATCTGAAGAGCCTTTCCTCGGCCGATACCGAGGCCAGATCGGCCATCTACGGATTGGCCAGCGTGGCCTAATTGTCGAAGTTATAGAACGGGATCCTGTAGATGCCGGTCGGTCGCTTGATGCGGAACATTTTGACCCTGGCCGCTCCGGCATCGACCTCTTGTTTGATCAGTTTTTTGGTCTGAGTTTCGGCCAAATCCCAGACCCGTTGCAAATGCTCGCGGGAATACCACCCTCGAGGGATCTTGTCGGCTTTGAGTGGTGGACGCTTAATGGGGAAGATGGTGAAAGACTGTTAGGTCAGAAAATTCATTGACTGCACCAGCGGCTCGTGGGACATTTCTCCCGGCCATGTGCCAATGAACGCCGCGACCCTTGCCCGGCCCTCGTCGCGGGACCCTCCCGAAAGGGAGGGTTACCGGGATTATTTCTTAAATCAATTCACAGTTGATATTTTGGATTTTTGGATTATGTTATAGATCCGGATCGGCCTAGTTGCCTGCCAGAGTCCCTAGTATACCCGGCTCTCACTAGGGGGGCCTCCTTTAACGGAGAGCCAACCGGGAAATCTTTCTTGCAACTTCATTAATCGGTTAATCTGCTGGCCCCTCACCCCGTCCCAGTCGCCGTCGTACAGGTTTACGGGGATCTTCCGTTGAAGGCTAACAACCCTTTCATTAGCCAAGCGAAAAGGGGCAGGATCTATAGATTTTATTTTTTCAAGATAAACAGGCAGCAGTTTTGAAATCGGGTCCGATTTCAGTTCCGGTAGCGCATTCCATCCTTGGACAATCTTATAGATTGCTCCCCTGATTTTGCTTGCCGCTGCACCGCCGTGTTCCGCGTTGAAAAGATCATCCAGCGAAATTCCATCCAAAAGTTTCTCTCTGATTTTCCCCGCCGTGCTTTCAAGTTGAAAGTTTTTGGACTCAAGCACTTTGCGGGTCGAAGGCAACAATTCCAAAGGCGGAGAATTCTTCAGGTCCAACTGCGACAGCATTTCCTCTCGTTTCCGTTGGACATCAGCGATTGCTTCCGAAAGTTCAGGATGGTCAACCGTGTCCGGCCGTTTGCTGTGAAATGAAATCTGACCTTCGGGAGTATCAAAGTAAGCAACCCATCGATAGGGACCCGTGTGCTTTAATGGTCCATCACACCGATCTGACTGTGCGTATCCTTACGCAGACAGGGCCACTCCAGTGAGGCCTCCTCGATATGGTTTCGTTCAGGCTGGGCACTCCACCTAGAAGGATTTTTAGTGTTCAGGTAATTGAGCAGCAGCACCAAACTCCGCCAAAGCCTCCGCCTCGTTATGGATGTTCACCACCCGCGACATAGAGCCGAGCAGGCGGATCGATTTATCGACTTCAGTTTGCGCAATCTGCTCGGGCGTCGCATCCACCAACAGCACTGTTTTGTCGAGAGTGATTACGTTTGTGTTCAATAGACTCTCAAGCATCCAAGCCGTGGCGTCCCGGTTCTTTTGGAGCAGAGTTTTCCGCTTAGGAATCGGAAAGCGTTGGTAAGCTCGTTCAAGCGTCCCGTTCGCAATTGCATGGCTGAACAAAAACTCCTCGTCAACGCCCCTGACGGTACAACTCACGGGATACCGGTCATGAAAATTGCGATGATGCTTGAGTTGAGTTCGGCTCATCAGCGAATCACACAATTCGTCAAACCCAATATCTCGGGGATCCTCCGCCGTGTTTACCTCGATGAGTTGTGCGAAAAGCTGGTCCGCTACCGCTGGCAACTCCTCCTCGCTGATGTCATCCATCACTAAGCCGGCATCCACCACGACGAAATTGCCGCGAGCCGTCTGTTGCAACGCCTCTATAAAGACGGGCGAACTTGACGTCACCAAATCACCACCGCCTATTGGCCGAATGCTCGCACCGCTAATGGCATCCCGCCAGTAGCGAATCCACTGTTTGTAGGCACTAGCGGAAGTCACAAAGCCGGGAATCGAACGGCCATCAACTTCGCCCGGTCGATTGGGATACTCCGCCAGAAAGCGCGCCTCGATGCTCAGTGGCGAACAGACCATGACACCGATGTTGCGCGGCTCGAACCGGTGCAAGTCCGGAATGTATTTCGCAAGCAGGAATTTGGTCGTGTTCATATTGACAGGCTCCAAGCCTGAATAGCCGAAAACTCTTCCCGATGATTATTGATTATCTCCCTTAAATTATCACGCCGATTTTTCAAAAAGGCAATGGCAGCAGTCACTTCTTGCGCCGCCAAGCCGTATGGCGCGGCATCCTGGCAGACCTCTTCAATGAAGAAATCCGGCGTGGCTTTCCACCCGAACTTCCAACCCTCCTGTTTGGAAAGCGCCCTTAGCTGACTAATGACCCATTCTTTGTGCTCTCTCAATTCCACAGGACGTCTTCGGCCAATGAAGGCCTGCCACTTTTAAGCCAAATCAACGGCCGATAACGATGGAGAAAATCCAGATTTTGGTCCCACTTCGGGAGCATACATAGGGCCAGATTTGTTTCCACCCACATCCGGCATCATGTTGTTGTTGACCTTTTGGTAGGCGTCGCTGTCGAAATGGAACCAGGTCTTGGGCGTTGAAATCCCAGTGCGTGGATCGGTGTCGACTGATGGCTTGAGGTTCTCGATGCGGTCGATACGGATCTGGCGAATCATGCCTTGAGGACCGAAATCGGATGCCAGGGGATTGGCGAGGCGGTGGACCTTGGACCCGGTGAACATCAGCGAGTTGATCTCATCACGCTTCCCGGCACCGATGCCATTTTCCGAGGGTAGGCGTTGGCGGAAATTCTCCAGGTATTGCTTCATCGAGGCCTCGATGTCGGCCGCGTTGTTGTTGTGGTAGGGGAATCGGCCCTCATTGATCCCCTGCAGGACTTTCTTGCGGAGATTGGTGATGTCGACCACATGGGCTGTGATATTGCCCTTGGAAGTGATGTCGTAGCGAAAGGGCTGCGAGTGCTCAAAAGTCTCTGCCCGCAGGTTTCCGAGGTTCTTGATTTTGTAGCTTCCGGTCTCACCGCTGCCGATCGGATGGTGCATCG